AAACATAACCATCGCGCTTTAAGACTCGCGCTCTGATCTTACGCCATAGGTATGTCGAACCACTATCTCGTAGTGCGCTCTTACGCATCAATGCCATCCATACTTCTGCCAATGACGATAAGCCTTACATGCATTGGGATACTGACCATCTCGACCATAGCGATGTGCTATGTATGTGAGTGAGTAGTCTATCTGTCTGTAGCCAGGTAAGTCTTTGACAATAGGATTATTTAACTGACCTATTCCATAGTGACTACCATTACGAGCTGCTGTTCTCCAGTTAGATTCTTTGATAAATAACTTGTTTATACAAATGAACTGGGTTTTAGATAATTGTGCTTTTGTATAAGCCTTTACATCCATGTGCGGTAAGACTGCATCTGCAGTCGATACCGCTACTAATGCGTTTAAGCATAGAGATAGCCCAATAGCTCTAAGCAACGAACTCGCGAGCAATCCGCTGAAGCGGCTCGCGTTCGGGCTAGCCAAAGCCCGTCGCTTGCTAGAGCGTACCGCCTTTGTCAAGTGTTTCGTAATTCCACGCATGATCTTGGGCGTGTCTTTCGTAATTTTATTCATAATCATTTTCGCACAATAGTTCTAATGCTCTGAATGCCTGTTGAGGAACGACCCCGTTGCCGAGCATTTTGAGTTGTTCAGTTCTTGATAAATTTAAGTCAGTGATCCATCCTTTTGGCAATCCCATCATGTATTCAACGAAAACTGGATTTAATTTACCTTGATCCAATGTATCCGGAACACTTTGTCGATCCATCTCACGGCTAAACCTGTGCTCATTCCGGGTTTGCCCTTTGTCTTTCCAATTTGATAATCCATAACTCTTTGAGTGTAAGCATGAAGTGGTTCGTCGTGATTCCTCATGTGTATCACCGTTGGAGTTGGTAATAAATCCATCGCCCTCAGTCCTGGGGACTTTCTCTTCAAATCGGCAGGTGAACCAGGGGTCGCATCTGTGGTCATTGGAGTTGGTAATCTCGACATCCGGTAATGAAATTCTCCTGTTGAGGCTGTTGGGGTAAGCAATAATGAAGAGTCTTGCTCTTTGATGAGGGGCTCCAACATCACTCGCTCGTACAATTTGCCATTTTGCGTCATACCCAATGGTGGCAAGGATCGAGAGAACTTCTTTGAGTCCGAGACTGAGATGTCCTCTGACATTTTCCAAGATAACAAATCTAGGTCTAAGTGTGCTAATAGCTTGTGCGATGTATGGGAACAGATGTCTTTCATCTTGTAATCCTTTTCTCTCTCCTGCGTGGCTAAATGGCTGACATGGATAACCAGCAGTCAAAATGTCTATTGACTCAACATTTGACCAATTAATCGTTTTTAGATCACCCAAATTTGGTACTTCTAAGCGTTCTTGAATTACTTTAGAAGCGGCTTTATCAATTTCTGCACACCAGACAGTTTTACCATTAAAATAGGCTTCTACCGCTAAATCAAGCCCACCATAGCCAGTGCATAATGAGCCAATTTTCATTTTAATGATCTCTACCAATGTTTGAACAGATTGAGCAGACTCGATTTGGTACTGTCCATGCGCCACATCCTTTACATCTGGCAATTTCTGTGCCTGAGAATCCAGTTGATCGAAGAAGATCAACTGCATCCTTCAAGCTCATCATTACGCCATAGTCTTCTGGGTTTTCGCCTTGTCCATTGAATCGCATAACCACGATTGATTTGCCGCCTTTTGCTCGAACCTTTGATTGTTCTAACCAGGCTTTTGGGTTAAATGCCGTTCTCGCTTTAACTTCAACATCAAATGGCACATTAATTACATCTGAGCCAGGGCGACCTGCTCCCGAACTAGCCGCCCCGACCCAGAATTGTGCAAGATAGTCAGCAACGAGCTTCTGAGTACGCATTCCTCGATGCTTCCTATGTTGGCTAACCATTAACTGTGTGACACCTTTCGCATAGCCAAAGATAATCAATTGTCTTATCTGGGTCTTTAATCATCTTGCCGCCCTTAAATGGTTTTGGCTCATTGCATAAGTCGCACAATGAATAAACTGTACCAATTGGGTCTGGGTATTCGCCAAAGACCACTGAATTGCCATCTCCGTCGAAGATTTCTAAATAGCCCATTACACCTTCGCCTTTCCACCATCTACTGGTCGATCCCAAGCGGATAACCACTCAGGTGCGCATTGTTCTGCTTTAGGTGCTACGCAGACATAACCAAAATAGGGCTTTCCTGTCTTAGCAGAAGTACCGGACTTTTCTTGCATTGCTCCATGTTTGCAAGCGCGCTGTGGTAATACCTCAGTCGCATTTAATTGTTCTTTAATGGCTTCAATTGCTGATGGCAATGCTGCTGGCTCCGTAGTCCAGACATCATCAATGGTCGCATTATCTTTTGCAGATACGCGAATGACTTTTGTCATTTCTTCCCGACTAGGTCGCTTGCCGCGAGTCGCATAATTCGCATTCGCAAGTGCTCGACCGATCGCTGAAGTCTCGCAGTTTTCCAAAGCAGAAGTTGAGTTAACACCACGATCTGAAATCGTTTCATAAGCGTGCCCACTTGTCCATGCTTTTTCGTCCGCTTCTGTTCTGTAGATACGAGCCAAGACAATGAATCGGCTAGTCGTAGCTTCGATAAGCTCTGTTTCGATGCGTCCATCTGGGTGATCCTTCCAAAACTTGGTTAGTCGTTCTTCTACTGTTTCATAATCTTCCAACTTAAACATCTAAGACCTGCTTTCCTAGTGAGTAATCCATTTGTTCGTCGAGTGACCAGAATGATCCGTCTGTCATCGTGGATACTTCGATCGCGCAGTCATTACAGTAGTAACGAGTGCGACCCTTGCGTTCAGCAGTCTCAGAAGTGCATAACCAGAATGCTGGCTTTTGAGCCTTGTCTTGCCATTCCTGCTGATTCTTCTTGCCGTATCTTGCTTTGCAGTAATCGCACCAGCGAGATGGATCAAGGTTTCTAGTAACTGTCAAGGTCATCCCAATCAGTCGTACCGATTTGCCCTGCGATGGCAAGGTACGCAGCTCCATCGACATAACTATCCCTGTGATCTGCAGAGTTGATTGTCCTGGCGATCTTGACCAGAGCCATGCAGACCGCGACTTGATGCGGCTCGATGTGCCGTTCCAAGTATGCACTCCAGAGTTTTGCAATCCGTAGGTGATTGAGTGCTGGAGATTGGTAAATGCCCTCTCGATCGATGATCGTGTCTCTAGCTTCGTAGAGGATGTCATCAGCCTTCACGACTGACCTTCGCAATGGCTCGACCTGTGCGATAACCCTCTCGCTTTCCATCCTTAAATCCACTTGCATAGCAGGTTGTCGATGATAAAAACCACACCGAAATTAACCACATCCAAAAATGCCACATGTTCATTTGATGCTCCCGAATGTATCAATGAAATACGCCTCGATCATCTCTTGTGATAACCGACCGCGAAGCTGGGGCTTTCCCATGCGCTCCCTCGCGAATTTGCGAATCAGACTTGCTTTGACGAAGTTAACTCCATCGGTGTAAGCCCCTGACTGCTTATCAAACTTAACAACCATTGCCGATGTACTCCCTACTTCTAAATACTGGGTATTCGCACTTGCAATTCTTAGTGCCAAGCCCACAGTTATTACAGACAATTAGGATAATTGCCATTGTTTCTCCCGATCTAGCAATTCAAATCGAATTGCTGGTATCAGCGTGGCAGTTGAATTGGATTTGAGCAACACCTGTGTCGGCGTGTCGCTGAGTTAATTCGAATTAAATGTAGGTTTTACCTAATGCGACGAACGATCCGTCCTTGTTAATTGGAATTAGGGTTGGCGTAAGCGTCTTTCCGTTGGATTCCAGGATAGCAATACCCATCTGCCAATTTGCGACTCCTGAGCGCAGATACGATGCTTTGCCCTTCGCCATGAGGTTTCCTACCTCGATGCCGTATAAAGGTCTGTAATGGCTTCCTATGCCCTCTGAATAGGCACTCATGCCGAGCCTATGGGTGTGACCGCAGATCACTGATTTGCCGATCTTCCTGGCTAAATTGAGCGCAGTAACTCCAGCATTGGGATTGATGTTGCCTTCGTCGCCATGAGCCAAAATCCAGCCTGGTTCGAACTCGTAGAGCTTCTTATGGTAAGAAATTCCCATAGTCTCGAAGTCCATAAATGTCGAGTATTGCAATTCAGGAAGATTGATCAATCCTGGCACTTTGAGAAGCGTGTTATACAGGCGATCGGTATGGTTGGATCTAATTACATGAGCTTCTTTTGAATGCTCAGTTAAATTCCAGAGAATCTGTTGCGTAGTAGTGCGATCTTGATGGATCGACTGCTCGTAAGCTAGTGGTGTTTTTTCAGCCCATCGAGAAATAGTTTGAAAATCGATCTCATCCCCAACACACAGGACAGAATCAAATCGCTCTTTGCGTGCGAGTTTAATGACATTCTTGACGGCTTGTTCATGATGATAAGGAATTTGCAGATCACTGATTACCAGGTATCGCTTAATTTAGTCCTCGATGTCGTCGAAGTCATCGCCTACTGGCTCCAAGCCAGGGAATAGCCAATCAGGAAGCGGCGACTTTGCTTCCGCGAACCACAACGCATCAGCCTGAGATAATCCTGCATTTCGCAATGATTGGATTAATTCTTCAACCGCAAATGCCCACTCTTCTAAGGGAGTTGGGAAGTCAATCTCATTATTCTTAGAAGTGACCTTTGCTGTTGGCTTCTTGCGTGGTGTTGGCATGGACGAATTCTACCTCTCTTGGAGAAATCTCATCATTTCATCTTGGCGTGTCTCGATTCTTGCTAAACGATCTGCAAGAGACGAACCACTGTTAGGAGTAAGTGTCCAGAGCCAGCCCTTAACTAACCAGCGAAGCCCTGCGAGCACTGTGCCAATTGTAGCGGCTAAGGCTGCGAAGAACGCAGACCACTCCAGCGCACTCACTTTTTCTTAGGGTTGCCACCTGCGAGCAGTAGTGAAACTACGCAGGAGAGCATGACTCGATAGTCGAGATCAAAGTTGGTGGCTTGCCAAGTAACGAGAAATCCGGTGGCAGCCATAGCAGCTTGTTTTGCATTGATCTTCATTGCTCTCCTTAGTATTTTGGGTGAATTACCGAACGAATAAACTCAATTGATCGAACTCGCTCATAAACGCCATCGCCATTAGTTCGCGAAGCATCTCCAGTATTGCCTTCAATGGTCTTAACTGTTTTGGTCTTAGCGTTGTAATCCTCGATAGCGATCCCAATGTGCTCTGGCTTGCCAGCCTTGTGAAAATCAAAGAGGACTAGATCTCCCTTTTTAGTGAGCACTGGATTGACGATTAAGCCTTTTTCTTTGCCCCATTTTTCCATGTCGATGCAGGAAGCAGTGCGCTTAACGCGATTGGCTAATCCAGCTTTTTCGAGAACCCAGCAACAGAAAATGGCACACCAAGGTTGATTATTTAACTTGAACCATTCTCCGTATTTATTGGAGTTATTCGCGCCTTCCTTATAGCCAATTTCTTTTCGAGCAAGGAGCACGATCTGATCGATCGCGCCGGACATTAGCCGAAAAGTATCTTAGCTTCGTCAGCAGTTAATCCTAATTTATCGATAATTGCTGATTTCATAACCTCTTGTTGTGCTGCTTTTTCAGACGCTTCTTTTATCATTTTAGCTTCGCCGTCAGCAATTTCCTTTTTTGTAGGAATTTTAACATCTGAATTCTCGAAAGTAATTTCTTCTCCCTCGATAAAGAAAATTTCATTTGGACGCAAGAATTCGACGATTTGTCCTAGAGAGTATTTCATTATGCAATCTCCATTAATGTGATGTAAGAGGTGGAGGCATTCGTAATAGTGTTGTTGATTTCTATCAATGTCGCAGATGGCTCAGAAGCGGCATAGATTGTATAGGTTGTGCTTGATGTCGTTGCTGGAGAATCAATGTAATTAAGAGTATGTGTAGTACCGAATGGAATTCCAGTGCCATACCAATCCGCGCTCGCCATTGCCTTAATGCTGCTTGCCCCACGATAAAGAGCTAAACGAACACCATTGTTGTTATTTGTTGCCTTAGATACATGGATACCAGCCATCACTAAAATTGTTGAACTGTTCGAACTTGGCGTAATGCTTAGAGTTACACCAGTTGCAGTCATCGTGGTTGTGTTTAAAGTAGCGTAAGTTGAATAAGTCATGTTAACTACTTGCAGGATTTTTCCACCGCCTGATGGAGTTGCCCACGATGGTTGACCACTAGCTACAGTCAAAACCTGACCAGTTGAACCAATGCCCAATCGTGAATAAGTGCCTGAACCAGTGCCGCGAATGAGATCGCCAGCAGTCGTAATAGTAGTAGCCATGTCATTTGTAATAGTTACTGCTCCAGATGTTCCACCGCCTGAAATGCCAGTGCCAGCAGTTACCGCTGTAATGTCTCCCTGATCGTTTGCGATCCATGTAAATGCCATGTCGGTGTTGCTGGTCTTGCTAAGAATTTGACCAGTAGTGCCGCCTTTGAGATAGACCAGAGAAGTATCGATCGATGAGCCAAGAGTACGGATCGCCGACGCGCCGTTCTTGACAAGATCAGTATCGTCTGGTGTTGCCCATCCGAAGTTCGTTGTTGTTGCCATTAATTAACCGCTCCGATCGCTGTCTGCCATGTCAAGGTGGAAAGTAAGGTATTCCAAGATTCGCTGGCAGAAACCTGCCCCCATTGTACCGCGACTTGGCTAAATTCTGTTGGTGACGCGTTGAGTGTTAGGACGAGATCATTCTTCGATGCCCTGATTGTCCAGCCTTCCACATACCCCTCGAACTGACCATCGTTGATGTTAGTCGGTAGATTGGTGATCCGGATAGGCATACCCATGAAAATTCCCAGCAGCTTGTCGCGCAGGGTGTCATCGATTTCTGGGTTGGTAATTGGGAAAGTAATCGAGTCGAAAATCGGACGCGGATAAGAACGCAAGGAAAGTCGGCGATCTGCTACTGCCTGAGCATCGGTCGATCCATGAAGGTAAGAATTGATGTTCTCAGCGAATCTGCCGTATTTAGAAATCGATGTAGTATCGCTTGAATAAACATGGCTGTTGAACTTATTTCCATAGTTAAGGGTAATGTCATTGCGGATGTACCCAGATCGAGTAAGAGTACGAACTCCAGCACCAAGAGCATAATTGCCATTCAGGACTGTATAGCCATTGGTAGCAAGATAATTCTGACGATGGACTGAGTCTGCATAGCCGATTCGACCTTGATTATCTTCATAGATGTATCCAAGACCGCTCGTTGCGATGTCTGCAACGATTCCATACATGTCAATAGGATCGGCAGATCGGTTTTCCATCGTGTACTGCCCAGGATTATCGATTTCTCCAAGACCGACATTTTCAGCATTTGCCCAAGTAGTCGTCGCTGTGTAAGTGCTCCATTGAGTTGCTGCTGGTACTTCTGACCAGTCGTTCAGAAGAAGATCACTCAGGATCTTGTAAATCTGTGTGCCCTCTTCGGTCTGACTTAGTGATCCAGTCCAATAGGTATTACGAAGTCTTGCCAATGCTCCGAGAGCTGTAATTTGAGCAGTTGTGACAGTGCCACGAGCACCCGAATCTCGAAT